TGTTATTTCAAAGAATGCTAATCTTACTCTTGCTGAAAAAATTTGTAATATAACTAAAGAGACATCAAACATAACTCATACAAGATTCGTTACCGATATCTTAGATCCTTCCACTGAAACACGTTTTAATTTGTTTAAAAGTAAGTTACAAAACATTTCAAAGAAAGTACTTTGGCAAAATCGTGCAAAGTATACACATGGAAGTAAACTCTGTAGAATGCCTTTTGTCAAACCAGTTATAGACGCAAATGGCAACCTTTTTCCTTGTTGTGGAACTCAGTATGCAATAAAAGGAAAAGAAAGAGCTAATCCATCAGAGTTAAATTTAGGGTCATGGAGAACTTTTGATTCATTAAAAATCTTTTCTGGTTCAATCTGTGATAAATGCTATTACGACGTGCAAAATAAAGCGTTAGATACCTTAACGAAACAATTCGCTCATAAAGATTTTATTTAATAGAAATGAGGGTATTAATGATGAATATAAACCCCTTTTTACGTTAATTACACTTCGAATCCTTTACGATTTGATAATAATACATTATAATTGAATAATAAAAGAGGTAGAGATTCTCGATTAAAAGAAAATAGGAGAAACTAAAGTGCTAATTGATACTGAAGGTTTCGGAACTCAATCAAGAAATGAAATTATTGAAAATGATTTTTATGGTCTGCGTCCTTATCCAGAAGGTGCCTTTAAAGCGTTTCTTGACATTGGTGGGAACGTTGGTTTCTTTTCTGTAATGGCAAGAATGCGACATCCTGATACGCCGATATACACTGTGGAACCATGTGTAGATACAAGACTTTTACTCTCCTATAATTGTAAACACTTAAATATTAATTTATTGTCTTTCGCTTTTGGAACTGAAGAACTTAAATTTAATAAACGTAATAACTCAGGTTCAAATCAGTTTAGAAAAGGTGGAGAAGGATACAAGGTACCTGCAAAAATATTGCCAGAAATTATGGGGGTAATAAATCAAGATGGTACTGATATGTTTATTAAGATAGACTGCGAAGGTGGAGAAGCAGCCCTATTAAACAATACTGAATCAGATAATATTATTAAACGATGTAAACATTTAGCAATGGAAATTCATTTTGATAGGTGTTTTGAACATATGCCTAAATACGAAGTCTGGCCTATCTGGGCAAAGACATTTAAAGACACTCATAAGGTACACGTTGAAAAACTGTGCGACAATGTTGGTAAAGTAGTACTAATAAGAAAGAATTAATACTATGAAGACTAAAACATGCATTGAATGGATTCGTAAAGGAACGTTTTTTATTGAGGGTATTTTTTATCAGCGATTTGCTGGAGATATAGATTCTGTAAGTAATGCTTATGCTAGAAGTTTAATTAGTAATGGTTACGCAAAGATGATTACAGTAGAAATTCGACCAATGGTAAACGTAAAAGAAGATGAAGATGATAATGAGGATCTAGTAATAGACTTTGAGGAGATAAAAAATGTCTAATATTTTATCGAAGGCAACAGTAAAGTCTTACTTACAAATTTCGCATACTGACGAAGATGACCTAATAGATATCGGTATTGCTGCGTGGGAAGAATGGTTAAGTACAGAGTTAGGAATTTATTTTTATGAGACTTCTGGTGCAGTCGAAGAGTATCTTGATGGCGGAAATAGATCATTAAGACCTTCTTACTTACCGATAAACTCTGTAACTAAAGTCGAGGACTCAGAGTACGACGATGACGAGTACGATTCTGATGATTATAATACGTCTGACAGAAGGATAGAGTTAGAAGAAAAGACAACTCGATGGGGGGAAGGTGTTAAGCGCTGGAAAACAACTTACAATGCCGGATATCTTAAATCAAATCCACCGGCTGGAATGAGAGTAATTTTACTTGACCTTATTTATAAGTGGTACTGGGGTCGAGGTGGAAGTGATCCTAGATCATCTGGTTTTGCGTACAATTGGAAGAATGAAAGTAATGTCAAAGGTTCTATTGGTAGTAGAATGAAAATTTATCAAATGAATTTATGGGTAAGCTAACATGAAAACATTAATACAAAGATACAGGCCTACACGTACCGCAGATAATGCAGGCGGATGGACAAACGCTTATGGTACGTCTGTCTCTATGTACGGAGCATTGGCAGTGTTCTCAAATAAAACAATGATTCAGGGTTTAAATTTTCATTCAGATATTGATATGGAAGATATTTTGTTAATCGAAGGTGCTTATTACCGTGTAATAGGTGCAGATAAAACCGCGGCGATGACTCTCAAAAGTGTACTTGTTGAAAGAATAGATGCCCCAGTTAACACAGATTAGGAGAAATGACGTGCCAAAAGAAGGAAAAGAAACAACAGAGTTTAAGAAGAGTAAGAGTGCCACTATTTTTGCTTACGTTGGAATTGTTCTTGGTGGACTGATTGCGTTTGGTCCTAAGTTACTCGGAATAGTAGAAGAAGGTTCTACTACAGGTGTCATTGGTGGATGTATAATTGCTGTATCTGCTACTATCCAGAAGTGCTTGACAGACCTTGGTTATATCAAGAGTAGAACCGATGTTAAAGTAACGGAGAACTTGAACAATGATAGCACAAATACTTCTGGAGTTGATTAAGTTTATCTTAGAAAGTTTTAATATCTGGAAGGAAGATACCACGGATGTTATCGACTCAGAAACGGCGATTGATAATTCTAATCCTACTTATAACGAGCTTATGGGTAGGTTTGGAAGGGTGTCTACTTCCAAAAATAAAGATAGTTAGGGTTTCGTTGTCTAGGCACCCAGAAGAAGTTAACGGGGTTTTTTGGGTGTCTAGTAACGAACCTGTTGAGGTAGTATTAGAAGGTACTGATATCTGTATTAAAAAAGATTTTGGTGGTTATTATTTAGTACATAAAGATGATTTAAAAGCAATGCTTAAAATGATTGAGGAAAAAACTAATGACAATCGCTGAATGGGGAATCGGAATTAGTATCATGGTGTTTGTTTTAGGTGCCATGAGTACACTTGTTAGTGTAATCTGGAGGCAACATAACGATAGAGTAAACAAGTTAGATACATGTGTAGGAGAGGTAGATAAAAAAGTAGATGCTACTTCCAATAGAATTTTTACTAAGTTAGATACAGTAATTGAAAATCAAGCAGAAACAAATGAACATATAGCAAACTTACGTGGAGATATAGCAGAAAAATACATGAGTAAGTTAGATTGTGAAAACAAACATGGTTGAACTGAAAATGCGCTCTAAGTTTATGCTTCATCCAAAACAGTTAATGGGTGCGGTTCAGGAAGCTTCTTTTTCTCCACAAGAAAAGTGTGCTGAGTTAGTTAAACTTGAAGCGAAAAGATTATTAAGTGTTGGTGGTGGAAAAGGTCGTGCCGTAGGTAAAGGTAAACCTTCACAACCAGGAGAGCCACCGCGGTTACAATCAGGTAACTTACGACTTTCTATTAAATGGGAAAGATGGAAGAACGGGTACATAATAGGTCCCACTGTTGCTGCACCATACGGTAAGTATCTTGAACGTGGTACACGAAAAATGGCGGCAAGGCCTTTTATGCGACCAGCATTGCTTAACATGAAATCAAGATTTATACAAAAGTTTAGAAATGCGAATTTAAACAGAACACGTTTTGGTAGATGGTTAAATTTAAGGGACATTAGAAAACGATGATACGAAAAGCAATACATGATTATATTATCGCTGAGTTAATTAATGTAACTGGAGACTTAGCTACTTACGCATTTACTACGGGTGTTAATACTCCTGCGGTGTTTACTACAGATATCATTCCCAAAGATGCTAGTTTTCCATGCATCCATATCGGATTTCTGGTAGGTGGAGAAGATTTTAGTACACGTGGACACGAAGGTATGGATGCTCAACTGGATGTATTTACTTACGGAAATAAAGATAGATCATTAATTGATTTTGAACAGCTAACCCTGGACTTATGGGAGGGATTAAATCGTGCGAATATAAGTGGTTATTTAGCGGCGAACTGGACTGATTTTGGGGTACGTGCGACCCCGCCCCAGTTCTCCCCAGATATCGAGGGCTTTGTAGGCTATCGAATCCCGATGAATTGTCGAATAATTAGAACTTCTTAACGGAGGAAGTACAATGACTGATGGTGCAAAAGGTTGGAATTGTGAATTAAATTTCGGAGGTGCAAAGATAGCGTATGCCCAAGACACTGAATTAAATCTGGAAGCAGAAGAAGTTGATGTTACAAGTCGAAACTCTTCTGGTTGGGCTGAGTTCTTACAGGGAATGAAATCCTGGAACTGTGATGCAGGTGTGCTGTGGATACCCACCTCGGCTGTAGTCCGTGCTATTCGTGATGCGTTCATTGATGGTACAGAGGTTGCTATTATGATTCGTGATGAAAATGGGTACGGTTATAATGGTTCAGTAATTGTAACCGCAATTGGGTTATCACAGGCACTTCGTGATGCACTTACAATGCCAGTAACACTTCGTGGAACCGGTGCGTGTACGGCAGTTGATGGAACTAGCTAAAAGAAAGGCTAATCAATAATGGAATTTTTTATCGACTGTAAAGGTAGAAAATGGATTCCAAAGGTAACAGCCAAAGTAATCCGTGACTTCGAACTAAAGACGGGTCACGGATTGCTTGGTACCTTTGTAGACGTAGTCAAAGGCCTACCTAAGAATAAAGAAAAAAATGAAAAAGTAATCATGAAGAAAATGTATGAGATAACCTCAGTCATTTTTGGAAATGTTGGTCATTTAATGTACTTACTTTTTGAAGCATGTAGGCCTGATACAAACGGAATCATCAACGTACTTAAATTAAAAGAAAACATAAAAGATGAAAATACTTATGAAGAAGTTGACTTCGATAACTTCTGTGATGGTGTTACCGGAAATGAGATTACTGCAACAATTTCGTGTGCTATTAGATGCATGATGGAATTTTTTGGCACAGATAAAGATGGTGAAGCGATAGACAAAGATAAAGGACAGATTGAAGACTTGGGAAAATCACTTGGCGAGAAGTATTTGAACTCGCAGGAATAGTGGGAGTAGAACCCTGGGGGTACTCACTACGTGAACTTAACATAATGGCTAAAGCTAAGTTATTAATGGAGTACGACTTGGCTGGATGGAAAGTAAGTTATCTCTTACAACCATATTTAAAGAAGCCATTTAAATACTTGCTCGCCAATCCTTTCAGAAGTGAAAAAGAGAAAAAGAAGATTAAAAAACATTATGGAGTAACGCAAGATTCACATAGGAATCTTAGTCAAGCAATGCACTATGCAAATAATCATTTGCCGAAAGAGATGCCAGTAGAAGAATCCAGGGCAAAATTTAAAGAGTTTTGCATACAGGAGAATAAAAAATGAGTGATGTAAGGTACGGTGGGGCATACGTCGATTTATATGGTAAGACAAACAAACTCAAAAAAGACTTAGCCAAAGGTGAAGGTTTAGTAAAAACTTACACTAAGAAAATAAATGCACTTGGAATGAAGATGGCAGCTTTTGGTGCTGGAATGATGGTTGGTGTTGCAAAAGCAATGCATGAGATAGGTAAGTTTCAAGATCAAGTAGCAATGGTGTCTACTATGTTATCTGGAACCGACATCCAGCTCCTCCCAGGAATGGAAGAACAAATAAAAAGTCTATCAGTAGAATTCGGAGAAGCTACAGAATCTATTTCAAAAGGTCTGTATGATATCTTATCTGCTGGGATAAACGCATCTAAAGCAATAGATGTACTTGAAGTATCCATGCAAGCAGCGGTTGCGGGTGCAACTACAACAGCGGTCTCCGCTGACGCGATTACTACAGTATTGAATAGTTATAAGTTGTCTGCTAACAAAGCAGCCTATGTAAGTGACATCTTATTTGCTACCGTTAAAGAAGGTAAGACTACATTTGCAGAACTAGCTCCGTCTATTGGTATGGTTGCGTCTACTGCGGCAGGAGCAGGTGTAAGTTTAGAAGAAGTTTCTGCATTGCTCGCAACTATGACAAGAAATGGTGTTAATACTAATGTGGCTGTCACTGCATTAAACGCAATGATAATGAACTTTCTTAAACCTACAGAAGGTGCGAAGTCGGCAGCAAGAGAATTCGGAATAGAGTTAAACGTTGCTACTTTAAAAGCAGATGGTTTTGCAGGAGTACTTAAGAAATTAGAAGGACAAAGTCCTGAAGTTATTGCTGCGATCTTTCCTAACATTCGCGCATTGCGTGGTGTAGTTCCAGTACTGGGAGATTTAACCGGGTACTTAGATAGTTATAATACCGCATTAAATTCTACTGGACTTGCACAAGAAGCGTATACAAAAATGTCCGAAAGTTTTGGTTTCCAGATAAAGAAATTAAAACAGGGTATTCATGCACTCTGGATAGAACTTGGTACCGCACTACTTCCATTACTAAAATCTTTTGTAAAAAAGATGCAAGATATCATACCTAAGGTCGCTTCTTGGATAAAAAAGAATTCAAGTTTAATTATTACGATTGTAAAAATTACTGCCGTTATTATGAGTCTAGGTATGGCTATGATGGTAATGGGTACAATCATCAATATAGTAACAGGTCTTGGAACTCCGTTAGGTGGCGTTTTAATCACAATTGGTTTAGTTGCATTCGCAATTAAAACACTAATAGACTTTCTCCC